ACTGTTAAGTCTGGAATGGTGCAAGCAAACAAGTTTGGTCTTGCACCATCTCCTACCATTTGTGATCTAAAGTTAGCTACGTTAAACTCTGCCATTTTATTCTCCTCTGAATCTATTTATGTTCATTTTATTAATTAAAACTTACCAACGATTTCATCAAAGGCAACACCAGTTCTAACAGCAACAAAGTTAAGCTGAATAAAGTTGATGCTTCTAGCAGGCTTGATGTAGATATCACCAATAAATTCGTTGCGGTCAATAACTTCTGGAGTGTTATTGGTTTGATCGCAAACTACACGGTATTGGTAAATACCACGACGACCTTGTACATCACGAAGATATGGTTCTACAAGCGAAATGAACTGAGCGCGTGTAAATTCGTCATTGAATTCGAATAGTGAATACTTAGCCGCTCTTGCAATTGCCTTCTCAAGGACAATAAACAATCTACGAACATTGATACGATCAAATGCTGATGGACGAGCAAGAAGTGTTTTATCACCATATAGAACTGTACCTTCGCCAGGGAATGTTACAACTGGATTAACACCTTTCTTGTATAGCTCATCTCTTGCAGTCTTGTTTGGATTCCAAGAAAGCTTGACAACATTCTTGATCTGGCCACGATTGAATCCAGCTGGTGAGTACCATGGATCACGCTCAAAGTCTGTTCTTACACATAGGCCAGCAATATCGCCGTTTAGTGGTACCCAACGATATACATTGTTGTACTTGTCAAATTGATATTTCCAACCTGAGTCCATTACAGCATATGAAGATGATGTTATTTCATCTCTATATGCAGTTATATCTGTTACTTCTTCGCCTTGGTTGTTTATAGCATTAGCTGATGGCGGAGAAATAAATGCTACGCAATCTTTACGAGATTCTGCAATATTATCTATAATATGTTCTGCGACTGTTTGATGTGCAGCGCCAGCCATAATTAACGAAATATCAACTTCTTCAGCATTTTTAAATTTATCATAACCGTTAATTAAATCGCTGTTTGTTACAGTAGAAGATACACCATTAGCAAGTACAAGAGAAACAGCAACATTGTTATTAAAAGTTAAACCAGATGCTGTAGAAATACCCCAATTTGAATTGGCAGCATGTCCCATAACATAGAAATATTTAGAACGATCATTAATTACATTTACATAGTAGCTTGATGATCCGTCATCAGTTTTTGCATCCGACGCTTTTGAAACATATGCAAATTTTTCAAGTATTGTGTTTGGAGTTCCTGTAAACTTACCTTTTTGATCGATGACAATGATATGGATCTCATCATTTGCTGTGCCGCGACCACTAGCATAATTAGAAGTTGAAGGAACAGAATCAAACTGATTCTTATATGCCCATAGTGCCCAGGCAGCATTATTTCCTGATTCTGTGAACATAGAAATTTCTAAACCATTGCCCTTATCGCCAGGATAACGAGCGGCCACTCTACTAGTACCAGTGGAAGACACAGCAGTTAGATAATCATAGTTATAATCATCTTGATTTTCAATTAAAATTCCTGATCCATCGTTTGCGTTTTTATCAGATGAACTGGCTGAGCGTACAACCTTAAGATTTCTAGCATAAGATAAGAAGTTTGCGGCAGTAAACCATGTTGCGAAGTTAGTAGAGTCGGGTTTACCAAAACGATCGGCCAACTCAATTTCGTTTGAAATTGTTACGATAGTGTTAGCTGGGCCCCAATTAAATTGTCCTGCAATAGCACCTTCTGTTGTTCCAACTGATGGAACAATAGTAGTAAGGTCATATTCAGATACATTTACACCTGGTGACAGTTGAAATGCCATAGTATCTCTCCTTTGTGAAGTGGATTATTCTTGTTGTTATTATTTAGAAAAATGAAGATTTTACAACTTTCTTTTCCAATTAAAGTCATCCCAAGGATATCTCTTGGTTCTGTCCTCAAACCACACGTTTCCAAACTCATCCACCTCATAATCCGGATGGTCAACACCGTTATCTATGATAGGTAAAGGTGTCAAATCCGTATCCATAATGTTCAATTGTTCTTGTTGGAGCGTAACTCTTATATCATTGTTTATGTTTTCTTTAAAATATCTTTGGGCTGTCAACCATCCAAAATGAACTAAAGTCATTACAAGATCGTCGTTATTACCCTCTTCAGCCTTAAATGTCTGCTTATCAGCCGAAAATGTAGTCAATTCTGTTATAGTTTCAGCATCATTTATGATCAGCTTATCGCTTTCAATAAGCGTTTTTAGATTGGTACAACCGATCATTTTTGTCTGCTTGGAAGTTTTTAAACCGTAAGCAATTCTCTTTTTGAAGCCCGGAGTCTGCATTTGCCCCTGCTTACCTTTCATCTCAATCTTGATAAGGTTTTCGTAAGCAAGTTCAAAGTGTATGATATCCGATACTTGAAGCCCAATACTATTAATTTCCACAAGTACAAACGCATCATTATATAGCTGGGCTGTCTGGACAATGATTGTAGGGAATAGCATAGGCGATATCTTATTGTTTCTATACTTAGCTACCTGTCTATAAGGTATCTCGGTAACATCAAAGATTGAGAAGGTAGAGTAGTCCAACCCTTGCCCTTCAGCCACATCCACGCACATTGTATAGGTTCTACCTGGTTGAGGTTCTTTGTAGATATCAAAGTGCCCTTCGGATCTAACAGGATTGTGCCAGACAAGAGAACGAAGCTTTGCTGGATGGATAAGAGTATTGGTAGAACCGATAAACTCACACTCAAACTCTTGACGGAACTGGTCGGGGCTGGTGTTACGGATTGTCTGCTCTTTCCAAGCTTCATCACGGCCAGGTACCATGCTCCAGTGAATTTCAATAGGAACATAGTCGCTGCGCTTTTCAATTGCTTCTGTCCACATACGGTAGAACTGATTCAATCCATTAGGCGTAGACACGATGATGACCTTGGTGCTTTGACCAGAAGAAATCGTAGGATAGGTAGACATAAAGAACGCTTCGGCAATATTGTTTGGAACGAACGCGAACTCGTCCAAAAACACGATGTTGAACGAACGACCACGAACTGAGCTACCTGAGGTAGAATCTGCCATGATGCGTGAGCCGTTGGCCAGTTCAATAGAACCTTTGTTCCATTCTTTCACACCTTGCTGTAGAAATCTAGGTAGATATTCAAAAGAGAGTTGAAGACGACCTAAGATTTCTCGGGCCATGGCTGACTTGTTAGCTAGAACAGCCACATTAACATTTTCATTGAACAGGATATAGTGTAGTAAATAAGCAACAGATGTAGTTGTCTTACCAACCTGACGCGGAAGTTTACAGATAGAGAAGCGATTGGTATGAAACTTCATAAGCATATCTTGCTGGAAATCCCACATACTGAATGGCATTAGACCATGATCAACATTGATGATTTTCATATAGGTCATGGCAAAGTATACGGGATCATTCGCACACTTTATGAACTCATCCATTTCTTTTTGAGTAAAAGCATGTCTAAAATCTTCGCGCGGAAGATTTGGGTTATTGTTATACCCTTTGGTCACTCTGGCTTATTCTCTTTTATTTTCTTTAGTAGATCGGCAGTAGTGCCTACAAAAATGGCCTTTTCTACATTAACCGCAGTTTCTTCTTTCTTATCGCCTCTTAGATCCTTAGTCTTCTTCTGTAGATCGTAAAGGTCTTTGGTAGTGTCAGCAACGGTTCTCATCATGGTAGCCAGCACCTCATACGCGCGTGGAGATTCCGATTCTTTTGCAAGATCGGTCAAACTTTCCATTGCGGAGTTGCCTTTGTTGATAAGGTCGCGGAATGTTCTGCGCGAGAGATTATAGTCAGCCTTGATATCATCATCTTCATGTGGAGTATTGATGATAGGTTCTGGTGCTTTTGGCGGTATAATCTCTACTGCGTTTTCAATACCAAGTGCTTCGCTTAATACATCATTATTCTTCATTCTGTTTCAGGCCACTCTGTTATAGTTATATCGTATCCAAAATCGTCTGTTGGCTCAGCATCAATTGGATCTGGTTCAATCTTGATTTCTACCAATTTGAGAGGGTTTACTTCGAAACTGGATATTGTGCTAACAGCATTTGTTGATACGCCTCTGATTGTATTTTGAATATTAAATTGCCCTTGTGCGCCACCCAATACCAGTTTTAAGTTGTTTCTATCCCATTCCAAAACATATCCGTAAGCGTTTGCTGTATTGTAATTTGAACCCTGATAAACAACATCATCAAGTTTAAAATTGCCGTTTCCAGCAGGTCGTGTGACATTAAGTCTAACGATATTACCGGCCTTCAAACTCTCATCATTATAGATGTTGGCAAATACCTTGCGAATAATCTTTGGTAACTGAACTGGACCATAGTAATTTACTTTCATGGTAAAGTTTAGAGTCCATGAAACATAACGAACAGCATCAAAGTTTCCTTCGTGTTCAATTATGTTTGAAACGCTGTTAAGAATGATAGGAACATCTTTCTTGAATCCTAACGCTGGAATAGTCTCAACTGTAACTGTATAGTCAGGATTAAAGTATGGTATAATCTGCTCTATGATATGTGTTCCATCGTCTACATTTCTTGCGTAAATCTGTAGATCAAAAGACAAGTCATATGGCACACCCATATACTGTGTGGCGCCTCTTGTAGCAGTATTAGCAGCAACGCCTGATCTTAGTAGAGAGTTCTGTTTTCTAGATGCATCATATGCAAAGTTAGTTAACTCAAAAGACATACGAGGCAGAATGACCTGGACTGGTCTTTCCAAATCTGGATCTGCTCTTAGACGAGCATAGTACTTTTCTTTTGGAGCATAAACAATAGGAACTTTGAATCTTTCTATCTCAACTCCACTATTTTTGTTCACTCTTTTGATAGTAATGTTGTTAAACATATTACCAAAAAGGATAACATACTTTCGTGTTAATTGATGATAGAAGTATGCATTACTTAACATTACGGTACTCCAAATGGATTGATTTCAGACAAGTCAATAAATGTATCAGCTTCGGTCTGAATGATACGGTTATCGGAATCATCAGAATCCACTAAGTCGGCAAGAGTATCGGATGAAGTTAAGTTGTAACGAGTATTAGATTGAGTGCCTATTACAATACTATTTGCCGCAAAATCACCTTTGACATTAATGACTTCAAGAACTTTTGTTTCTGGAATCCAATGTTTAGATTCTGCTTTTGCTGTTGCATAAGCAAGATTTGCTCCTTGATATACAACCTCATCTTGATGATAATTGCCTGATCCATTGCCTAAGGTCAAACTAACAGTATATGCTGCTGCATGTTCAAGATCATCGATTTCTTCATTGCCAGTCTCAAAATCTTCATTGCTAAAGCGGAATACTTCGCAACGCAATTCGTATATGTAAGGTGATCTTTTACCTAGTGAGAAGAATAGGAGTTCTTCTTCAACGAACTTTATTTCAAAAATCTTTCCTAGTAGAGGAACAAAGATCAAATCGCCTTCGCGTGGTCTTGATGCTATTGTAGATGGCACATATTTTTCAAATGATCTGCGTGAAACAACAAAGTTGGAAGTATCACGAATTTCCAATCCAAACTTAGAGAAGAAATCTCCGTCGCCTTCATAACCTTCAACGTTGGCCAGATACATTTCAACACCGTACGCGCGTGTGAACTTAGAGTTAACGCTTTCACCAAGAACATCATCCGCTTGATCATACACTTCTCTTGGAAGATATTTAACATCATGCCCCATGATCTGAATTGATTCCACAATCAAGTCTTCAAGAAGCATATTCTCATTGATAACAGATGGAGAAAAATTGTTGAAATATACTGAGGTTGCCATTGATTACCCCATTATAAACTGAGGTGGTTCTTCGTAGGTATCGCGGATCAACTGTTCAATCTCAGTTATTTCTGTTGTAGCTTCATCATAGATTTGTTGGCCGTTCATAGTAACACCACCTGGAAGCTGCATTCCAGCAAACTTCTTCATGTTATTACCCCAAACGCGCTTAATGTAGGCTGTTGTTAGGCGCTTAAGCATACGATCATTCCAAATATCGGTATATGTTGATGGATCAATTACAACAAATCCTTCAACAATTAACCATTCTCCTGGTTGACTCATTGCCCAGTTCATATCAAGATATAGTTTATCTGTATGGCGATTGAAACGAATTGGTTGTTCACCAGAAAACATCATATCAAGTGTTCTAATGTGTTGCATAGTAAGGACATAATTTACATATGATGTGCTGGTAAAATCATAGAGTTCATGAAGACGCAACTGGTATCTCAAGTCGAACATATTGACAGATGCGTTTGTAGATGAAATTGGAAATATTCTTGTTACGCCGATGATATTTTCGGTTATTGGAATATATTGATTTGCAATATCTTCAGAAGTAATTTCATGCTTTAGATACCAACGCTCAACTCCATCAAAGTGAAAGTCCTGAAAGTATTGTAAAGAAGCATCCACACAGTCATCTACCTGGTCATCATCCACATTGATATTAATAACTGGATGGCCTAACTGTCTAAGGCACCAATCTTTGTGCTGTTCTCTATTTGATGGAATTGCCATTATTTACCTTTATACTATATTTTTAAATATTTATATGATCGGCATTTTGGTATTTTTATCTACTATCCTAATACGAGTTCGGGCCAAACAATATTATACGGATCAGTCTGTAGTGTAATATCTCTTAGTGCTTGTGCATATGTATCAAGATTTGCAATGTTGTCTGTTGGTGTGATGCCAAGTCTTGTTTGCGATTGATAACGATGAAATTTCCAATCAAGCTGCGAAAGTATATAATCGCGTTGCGCTCTTATTTCGTGCCATTTGTGTTGCACTTCGTTATCAAGCTCTTGTTCAGTCTTATCTCTTACATTCCATTCGCTGCCTGCCCATTCAAGAATTTGAGTATCTGGAATAGATGCTGGCGGATCATCGACTGTGATATATCCAGCGTCAGCAATCTCTTCAGGAGTAAAGCTTGATGGATCTGTGCGAGTCAGTCCGTTAGATAGTTTAATACGAAATGGAAGATAATTTGGATACGATCCGTCTTTACTGTATAACATTTTTTTATCCTGTAATGTCAAGGTATACGTATAGTTCGCCAGTTGATGCTCCGGCTCTTGCTTCGTAAAATGTAAAAGTTGGAGATGCGCCTAGAGAAACGGCAGGACTTCTTAACCAAAAATTATAATCATTTGTTGTTGTGGTACCAGTTGTTTCTGCATAGACATAATAAGTACCGCCCGCTGCATCTGTTCTAGCCGCATTTGTTGTAGGTGTACCGCCCGTATCAACATTCCATCTGCCGTTTGTTGTAGCAACCGAAACTGCTGTCCATGTTGCAGATGAATAATTAGTTATATTTGTTGTTGTCGTTTCGAACGACTCGCCAACATTTTCAAAGCTATATGTAGTTCCTGACAAAACAATCAAATCTAACTGAAGATCAGCAACTTCACTTTCGCTTTTATTTATGTATCGGAAAACGGCTCTGGCTGTCTTGTTAGCATATTTAGAAATATTGATTGTTCTCTGAGTCCAAGCATTATTTTGCCCTTTGACTGTAAAAAATTCAGGTGTTAAACCAGAAGTAACAGTTTTGTTTACAGATTTAGGAAATTGATTTGTAGAACTAAGAGACCATACACCTTTGCCCGAAGTATAATCAAAATTGTTTGGCGTAATAGCGCCGTCAGCTTGAAGCGCAGACTCAGATTTTAATGTGTTAAAATCGTAAAGAAGTTTTTTTCTACCGCCTGTGTAACCACCGTAACGACCTGACATTAGAATCTATCCTCCAAACTACCTATTGGATATGTTCTACCCGGGCCCCAAACAATACGAACAACACCTTGCCCGCCGTTGCCTCCAGATCCATTGGTGTCATCATCACAAGCACCGCCACCACCGCCATAGTTGCCACCATTTGGTCTTGTTCCGGCATTACCACCGATGCCGGCACCACCGCCTGTAGGACCATTGAATGGGCCGCCTGCGCCACCAAAACCTTGACCGAATACTCCTGTACCGCCGCCGCCATAACCTTGACCAGAGTTAGTAGCACCGCCACCACCTCCACCGTCACCCGGACTGCTTGAACCAGCTCCCGTAGTACCGCCAGCACCGCCGTTACCTGAATAACCACCAGCACCACCACCACCTGAACCAGTGTCGTTTGAGTTGCCACCGCTATTACCACCGGCGCCACCACCAAGACGTTTTGTGCCTGTTGATGTTCCGCCTGTTACTGTACCAGTACTTCTTTCTTGCCCTGCACCACCACCGCCACCTTGTAGAAGTACTTCTACTCCTCTTGAAATTGATGAAGCGCCGCCTGCTGTGCCGCTGCTCTGCGTAGCACCTCCATTACCACCAGCACCAACGACAATTGTTAGAACTTCTCCCGGAGTCACATCAATTGTTCCATATGATAAACCACCGCCGCCACCACCCGATACACCTTGATCTCTACCGGTTTCACCGCCGCCACCTCCTCCACCACCACCGATACACACAGCAGATATAGTAGTAATGCCTACAGGTACAGTCCAGTTCTGTGTGCCTGTTGTCGTGAATAGTACCTGACCTGGTGGAGTATATTGGGAAAATGAGTAATCATAAGCAGCCTCTAGATTCCAAACACCACTATTTTTTCTGTTTCCATATATAGGAATTGTTAGAGTTCTTGGTCTCAAAGCAATAGTAGCAGCAGCATATGAATAGTTTACGCTGTCCGTGCCACTAAAAGTCCATGCAGCAGGATCATACGAACCACTTGTCCATGCTACGTTTCCAACACCTAATGTAGTATCAACGTTATCAGCACTTCCCACTGTTATAAAATTACTCAAATAAGAAGCAGTAAACGTAGGAGTACCTTCTAGATGTGCAGAAGCAGCAACAACAACAATTTGAGTATTAGCAGTTACAGGTGTTATTGCTGATGGATTGGGAATAGCAGTATTTAAACCTTGAGTAACAGTTCTAGTTACATCTAAAGGTGTTGTTAGATCAGCGTTTCTCCAGACATGAATAGCATATGCACCTGCATGTTGGGTATTGCCTGTTTGAGGACGAGTAAAATTTGTATCAGGAGTTGTTCCCATAAACTTATAGCCGACAAACAAATCTGCTGATTGACTATCTGGTGCATATAATTCTGCAATTGATGTATATCCTGTAACAGCCAATGATTGATTAAGATTGCTATTAGCACCGACCGATACAGCAACAAGCACAAGGTCATTGGCCAAAGGTGTTGTGCCAGCACCACCAGTTAAGTTAAATGTAATTGTGCTTGTTGCTGTTGTACCTTGATAAGCGGCAATTTGACCACCTACATATACTAGCGTGTCTTCGTCATTATAGGTACTAAGAATATAATTATTAGCGTCTCCATAATCAAGTGTAACGCCAATCATACCACCATTAAGAAAACGACTTTCCATGTCTTATGCTATATTCTCAAACGAACAAATTGCTTCTAGATCATTATTTGCCGATGCTGCACATCTTAAAGCATCTCCTTCTTGAAGGTATATTGAATTTTCTTTTGAAATAACTACAAGAGATGCATCCGCAGGAACGGTAATTGTGCTTGCCAGTCTGTATGCTATCGATGATCGGAATAAATCAACGGTAACATCAGCCGCATTCACACCATCGACGTTTGCGATAATCAAAGAATTAATTCTATAAACTCTACCAGAAGCAGCAGCATTTGACACAACACTGGTTAATACAGTGGTTACGTTTTGAACTGCCGTATTGCCACTAATTACTGTTGTATTAAAAATATTTGGATCTGCCATTTTTTTTCCTTACTCTATCTACCAAAAATCATTGAAGTTATTATGGATTTGCCACTAATTGATGTTCCATTTACAAGATAAGCAGAAGCATTAACAGTACCAGTAACAGCAACATTGCCTGTACTTGCCACTCTAAATTTTTCACTTGCGGTTGCACCGTTTTGCATCAACTTCACAACAAAATCGAAGTCTTCGCTACCGGCTGTTACATCAGTTGTAACAGTTTCGAGTCTCATTCCTGTTTCTGTATTGTTGTTAGTAGTCTCAACTTGATAGTCAAGACCAGCACCAATACCTACACCAGGTGTTAGAGTTGTATTGTGTACAACAGCACCAGGATAAGTTATACCAGTATTATTGGTATCGTTAGCACTAAAAGTACTAAATGATGTATTTAAAAAATCGCTGAGTCTTACAACCATCTGTTATTTCCTTTATGCTTGTGCCTCTGACCATCTTAGGAGAACATGCCCCGTTCCACTACCAGCAGTAAGACGAACATTAATAGCCAAAATATCAGAACCGTCTGGATATTGGAAATCGCCGCCAAGTGGTGCGCCAGTAAGTTCTTTCAATTCAGTAAGATCAAGTCTATCGTTGACTGATCCAGTAGTAGTTGAAGGAGCAGCAAACGCAAATACCTGTTCACCCGGAACAGCCACTGTTCCTGCTGACCAAGTAATAGTAGTAGCAACCTGTGCGAGACTTGGTTGCCCACCCTGTGCTTCAGTATTTAGAGGAAGCCATGTAGCCGAAGAGAAATTCTTAGGATTCAACACACCTTCAACAATAACTGCTCCTGGAGTAGTACCACCACTTAAAGCAACACCAACTGCGTTCAATAGAAGTTGAGAACGATTTAGAAGGTCTCTTACTCCAAGTCCACCAACCTGGCTATTTGAAACAGATGGGGCTAAACGAATTAAGAATGCAGTTTGGTTTGCTGTTGTGAGACTCAACCCAACACGCTGATAGTTAAAGATATATCCGCGATCTTTTGTAAATCCACCATCCATGATTAAAGCAGAACCCCAATGACTTAGAGTTGGAGAACATGTATTGCTTATCAAAATTACACCAGTACCTGCTGTATGACTTGCGGCCGCACCAGCTGTAAAGTTTGTTGATGTGCCTGCTTGCCATTGTGTTAGGGTTGCTGCACGGGTTGCACCAGTAAGATTTCCTGCACCAGTTGATGCTGATTTACCAGTATAACTTATTATTTCATTATCTATGTATATTGTGCCTGCAGTTGGAAAATGTTCTAATGCAGCTACAGGAATTGTCGTTGCTACGTTAGTAATTGTAGAAGTCAATGAGGTTACCGGAGTATCGTTCTCGATTGAATAACGAACAGGAAGGTTACCCGATCTCATGTATGCTTCGTCATTAACGTTATTATTTTTAATTCGGTGAACATAAGTCCAATTACCATCAAGACCTCGTATCATAAAATCAACAAAGCCTGCACCGTACCAAGTATATTGCATGCCAACCATTTGCATTTTGTTTAAGTCAACATTAAATCCACTTGGTCCAGTTCCATCAATCTTGTCAAGATTAAACTGATCTTGTCTAATTCTTATTTCTTGAATTAAGTTACCTTTTACTCCAGACGTAGTTCCGCCTCTATAATCAGGGGAAATAAATATAGAAGTATCACTTACCACTTGTATAACATGGTGAGTCATACCACGAATAACTACTCTATCACCCGCTTTTAATTGTTGTGTGAAACGAGTATTTGTTCCAGTCACAGCATTAGAGTTTTGAGTAACAGCTAATGTTCCACTCAATTGCGTTGTGGCATTTCTTCTTACAACCGAAAGAATCTGGCCATCATACTCCCAGAATAAACCATTCTGTTCATCAAATAGTCCTGCTCGAACCGCAGCGCCATCCCAAGATTTTACATATGCTTTTGCACTAATGCCTAATACTGCGGTTGTTGCTCCAAGTACGCTTGTTGCTAAAAATGTAAATTGATAATCACTTGTTATTCCATTTACGGTATATGTTCCATTATAACCAGATGTAGTTGCTCCTGCTATTTCTACAACAGCTCCGATTTGTAAACCATGATCTATATCATCCGTGGTAACTGTGACAGTAGAACCTATTGTAGTTGCAGAAGCGGTTATACTTCTAACATCATAATTTGGTCTGAACAATGTGCCAGATGACCAAAGAAATCCTTTACCTGATTGATATCGGAAATATCTTTTACTCTGTCTAGCAACAGTTGCGCCATATGTTGGTGTTTTTGTTGCTAGAATAACACCACCGTCCTGTGGTCTGTGTGTGATTGTAGCGTTTGTGAGAGCATATAAAGTGACAGATGATGGTGTTGTTACCGCTAGACCAGTTCTTGCAGTATAATTTAAGCTAGTTAAACTTGGAACGCTTGTAACAACAAACGGCCCTGAAGCAATATTGGCGTTAGTGCCAGCCGCGACATTAGCGTGAATGGCTGTACCAGGAATTAATCCATGCGGGTTTGTAAAGTTTAATGTAATTACTGATGGGTTAGCACCACTGCTTGTTGCTGATGCAACTGGTATTGATGCGCCGCTGTAAATTGCGCCGCGCTTAACTACCGTAGCATCTGTAAGCAAAGATTGCCCACTTGCTGTTCCAACTACACCTCTTGCAAAATATGTGAGAGTAGTTGTGGTTGGTACTGTATTGACAATAAAGGTTCCGTCAGCTCTACTAAACCCTGCTATTCCTGGATTCAAGGCTGCTAAGTTAACAACTTGCCCAACAGTAATACCGTGAGCAGCAGATGTAGTAACTGTAATCAAACTATTTGTTGCGCTTGTTGTTAGATAATCTGTGGTTATAGCAGTAGCAGTAAGGTCAACACCTGGTAATTCATAAGCAGATGGATAACCTCTTACCGTTCCATATCCTGCCCACTTAGTTGGCTGAAGACCATATTCGAAGTCAGCGTCAATCAGCGATTCTGGATTTGAAACTCTCATACGCTCAATAGCGTCAGTGCCAAAACTCCAAGGTCTAACAGTCGTTGCTGCATCCGAAGCTGGCTCATCAACATAGATGGCAATCTTATCAGCAGCATTCATAGTTGTAGTATCAAGATCAAGTGTAACAGTAGTGTAACCACCGACTGATTGCGTTAAGTTTGGAAATATACCGGCCAAGTCACCAGTTGTAAACGCAGCAGCAGTGCCAGAAAACGAAGAATCTGCAAAATTATACAGAGTGATGTTTCTAGTAGTGTTTATGATTAGAAGAACACGCTCTAAAGAATATCTGCCAGGGAATCTTAAAGTTCCAACACCAGCTGCTCCTGTAGTAAAGCTGTACTTTTCTATAATCTTCTTTGCCATATTTTATTTCCTATTATCCTAATGCTATACTGTACGCAATACTAGATGCTACTGTAGTCGTATCTGCAAGACCGCGTGGTCCAATAGACGAGTATACATGCCAAGTGCTGCCATCATATACAAATTCATTTCGTGTTTGCCCAATATCAAGACTGAAATCATCAGCTATAAATTCAATAGTCGAAGAGTTTCTAGCCACAGTTAATGGATTAGCTGTGAAGTTTCCTATATCATAAATTAATACCGTTGCTCCAGAACTTGGAGTTGCTGGCAGCGTTACAATAAAGGTACCAGCAGTTGTGTTACATAGCAACCTGTCTCCGTTTACCGCGGTATAGTTTGCTGTTTTTGTTGCAAATGCAGTAAGACCACCTGTTGCAGCGATAGTTACATTTGATCTATCACCAGCGGAATCATCATCAACATTGATTGTGATATTGCTACCAGGAATAAAGTTTAATGATCTTCTAGTTGATCTTACAGTATATGTAGAACTAAGAGTATTTCCAACGGGTCTAGTATTAGCAGCATTAAATGTTGCTACAGCAAAAGCGTTAGCACCACTACCAACAGCGGTATTTGAACCGTTTTGCACAGCAATCATAAAATTATTAGCACCAGTTCCTACAGCACTATTAGCACCTGCTATCGTAGCGGAAGTAAATGCATTAGCGCCAGTTCCTACTGCTGTATTTGCACCTGCTATTGTGGCCGATGCAAAGGCATTAGCACCAGCACCAACTGCTGTATTAGCTCCTGCTATGGTAGCTGAAGTAAATGCATTAGCGCCAGTTCCTACTGCTGTGTTAGATCCGTTTTGTACAGCAATCATGAAGTTATTAGCGCCTGTACCTACAGCACTATTAGCACCAGCTATGACTGCAAGTAGGAAATTGTTAGCGCCTGTTCCAACTGCTGTGTTAGCACCAGCTATTGTAGCGGAAGCAAATGCGTTAGCACCAATACCTGTATTAAACGCTAAAACGTTAGCAGCGTTGGCTTTATCAAAAGCTTGTGATGCTATTGTTCTTGCTGTTGTATCTGTAGAACCTGCTGGAGATAATATATCGGAACCAACACCTGCAGTAGCCAATGCTAAGTTGATAAATGCGCCGCGATTTGTGCCACCAGTTTCGAAGAATCTAATTTGATTTCGAAAAATATCAATAGTAACGCTTGTAGAGAGACCATTATTTGTCTGAGCAGTTGAAAGAATAATTTCACCGCCCTCATCACCATTTGAATTTGTTGATCTAAGGTATTGCCCCGAAACAGTATTACTTGCTGTTATATTGCCTACCGAAACATTGGCGTCCCATGTAAGAGGTCCTGTGCCAGAACGACCAAGAGTTTTGCCATCATTTGAACCAAAAAGAATATATCCTTGTGTTGGATCTTGTTGACCTTTGATTCTTAATACGTTTGCTAAATTTGTATCACCAATCCAGGCATCATCGCCAACTCTAAAATTTTCACCTTGACCGTTATTTGATGATAAAAATTTGTCCGCAGTAACATTGTTATTAAAAACAGGATTGTCTATTACGCCAATTGTTAATCTATCACTTACAGCATCAGTAGCAATATTGATATTATTACCTGAAGCAATAGTCAAAACATCGCCTACAGTATCGGCCACAAGTAATACGCCATTGGCACTAACTGTACCAAAACTAGAACTTTGGGTTGGAGTAATTTCTACAATAGAACTGGTGGTGTTCTTATAATACAGCTTGCCATCGGCAAAGTTAATTGCTAACTCGCCGTTGGCCAAATCTGCTGGTTTAGCACTGGGTGTGCTTGATTTTTTAAGCTGGATTGTTGTATTTGGCATTAGAAATCGTCATCTGGCTCTTTCGTTTTTGTCTTAGTATTTAGTTGAACCTTTACCGTAGATGACTCCTTGACATTCTTTGTTACCTCAGCTTTTGGAATAGGTGGAGGCGGTGTCAATTTTTCTAATTTTTGAGTTAGTTCCAAAATTAACTTATCCTTATCATCTAAGGCAGAAGTTAAATTATCAATTTTTTCATTGTTTGATGATATTTGAGTATCTTTGGTAACTAGAACAATATTTAAAGATGCGATTTCAGTATCTTTGGTAACTAGAACAGTATTTAAAGATGCGATTTGATCATCTCTCGTTTTGATCTCATTTTTCATATCAGTCAATTGTTTTAACAATGTGTCCATATGAGAAACTTTGGAACTTATAGCAGTGTGAGATTCTTCAGCTATCTTAAGTTTATCTTGACAAGAAAGTAGTGCTGCTTTCATTGTTTCAGTATCATCTTGAGTAGTGGTAAAATTATTACTGATATTTTGGATTTCACCGGTCAATTGTGCAATTGTTGCATCTCTTTCAATCAACAAGTCATTAGCTAATTTTAGTTGAGTTTTCAACTGAAGACTACTCCCCACATATTCGTGGAGAGTAGCTATTGTTGTGTCAATATATGTATTAATAAACTTATTTGGATCACTCATTATGTAATACTCGCTTTGTTAATTGTTTAGAATGTGCCTCCGTCAAGCATACCAAAGAGTGGTGTACCTTGATTATTTACCTGAAGAACATTACCTTCTGTGCCAGCGGCTGTTACTCTGATTCCGCTTGTTACATTACCGAATAGAATGCCGTTGTTAGCAAAAGTAGTTACTCCAGTACCACCGTATGGAACAGAGATTGTGGTAGCATTCCAAACACCAGCAGTGAGTGTGCCTACGCCTGTAATACCTGTATAAGAACCAGAGATTCTAGCAGATGGAACTGTACCTGATGTTAAGTTTGTAGCGTCTCTTGCGGCAGTATTAGCGCCATTCAATGTTGCTATAGTGAAGTTATTAGCTCCAGTACCAACTGCTGTGTTAGCGCCCGCTATAGTAGCCGAAGCAAATGCATTTGCTCCTGCACCGACTGCCGTATTAGCACCCGCTATTGTAGCAGATGCGAAAGCGTTAGCGCCAGCACCTACTGCTGTATTTGAACCATTTTGTACAGCAATCATGAAAGCATTAGCACCAGCACCAACTGCTGAGTTAGCACCAGCTATGGTAGCAGAGGCAAAGTTATTAGCCGCTGTACCAACTGCTGAGTTTGCACCTGCAATGGTAGCTGCAAAAAGACTATTAGCACCAGCTATTGTGGCCGATGCAAAGGCATTAGCGCCAGCTCCTACTGCTGTATTAGCTCCTGCTATGGTAGCGGAAGCAAATCCGTTGGCTGCTGTTCCTACACTATTGATTGTTGTAATAGCGTTGGCGCCACCAAGAATCAAGTTGCTAGTTCTAATTGTAGCATTAAGAACTGCTAAACTGAAACCGTTGGCCGATGAATCAATGTGATTTGGATTAGGTTCTTGATTGTAACCATCAAAAACAAAATATTCTTTAACTGTTGCGTCACGGAAAAGACCAGTGTGTAGATTTTGCGAGTTTGCACTAACATAGTTAGCAACAAAACCAATGTCAACAATGTCTGCAACATAGTTATTTCCAGCAAGATAGATAAGAGGATCGGAAACTCTTAGTGTTTGAGTATCGATACTAAATGCATTACCTGATACTGTCAAACTACCTGTAACTGCAAGATTGCCTGTAATGGTTTGTCCAGCTGCTGTCAATTTAACAAAAGTGGCATCTGAATAGTTATTGGCGCCTTGACCAACTGCTGTGTTAGATCCATTCTGCACAGCAATCATGAAAGCATTTGCACCAGCACCAACTGCGGTATTAGCACCTGCAATCGTTGCAGCAGAGAACGCATTGGCTCCTGCGCCTACTGCTGTGTTAGCACCAGCTATTGTTGCCGAAGTAAAGGCATTAGCACCAGTTCCTACAGCAGTATTAGCACCTGCTATTGTAGCAGAAGCAAAAGCATTAGCACCAGCTCCTACAGCGGTATTGGCTCCTGCAATGGTGGCCGCAAAAAGACTGTTAGCACCGGCTATTGTTGCTGAAGCAAAAGCGTTAGCGCCAATACCTGTATTAAATGCTAGAACATTTGCGGCATTAGCTTTATCAAATGCTTGTGAAGCTATAATATTAGCAGCATTTGCTTTATCAAAAGAAGCGCCTGCAGCAGCACCGCTGTTAGCTGCTTGAAATGCTGCAATAGCTATAATGTTAGCAGCATTAGCCGCTTGAAACGCTTGAATAGCGGTGTTAACATAGTAACGACCGCCAATTTCAATTACTTGAGATCCATCGGAAGAACCAATAAATAACTTTTCTGAGAGATATGAGTATGCTGGTTCCGCAGCAGATAGCGAACCAGCCGTTGGTGCGGTTGTTACCGTACTTCTTTTAATCTGTATGACTGTATTCGCCATTTAAAATGTTCCTCCGTTTATGTTTGGTAAAATTTTAATCACATATTTTTGCAATGTTTCATCATAAACTAGTGTTTCGTTGTTATCCGGATCAGTTGCATCAACATCTGTCAATTGTGAAAGCTGATTAACGAGTTCCGGACCAGCAATACCAACCGTTCTAATTGTTGTTCTTTGTTGATTATTTATAGAAACTCGGTTTGGACTGCTTGAATTTACCGTTACTTTGACGGCCATAGCTTTATTCCTATCTTGTTACTTGTGGCGTTACTGTTATTATACCCTCAAGCACTCGACTGACAAAACCATTGCCATCCACGGTTTCGAGATCAAATAGATATCTTCCAGCTTTTATGTTGGATGTATTCGCAGAACCCAGTGACATAGTAATCTCACCGTTGCTGGAATCTGTTATTGTACATACAATATTGGCACTTGCGTTTATCGAATAGTATGATCTACGCATTTGACTACGAACATTATAATTCAAAAGGGAAATAGTAGAATTTGTAACATCATCAGTCAAATTGATGACATTTCTAAAATTTGCGCCCTGATCCATATAAAGTTCTACATAAGCTGCCATTTAAATTTTTGCCTTTTTCTTTTATTTATGATAGATTATGTTGTAAAGAATTGGAGTGATATTGCACCATAAGTACCTCCATTGCCATAATTAGTACCAAATCCGGAATACAAGGTACTGGCGCCTCGACCAAAACTATAACTCCAGTTTGCATCAGTATAGAGTGGATCCGCAGAGTCGCCTGGATTCAAAGTACCCGATGCTCCATTTTCAAGAGCTATTAGATGTAGCAGATAACCTTGATAATAAGTAGAGCCTCCTCCACCGCCGCCTCCGCCTTGACTTAATGTCCAGCCACCACCTCCTCCACCATACCAGCCACCGCCTCCACCTCCGCCGCCACCGCCGCCAGAACCATTTCTTCCTCCGTAGGCACCACCTGCTGCGCCACCGAAACCAATTGTAGCTGCTCCATTGCCACCGCCCTGACCGGCATCAATAAAAGTACCATTACCGCCGTTGCCACTTGTACCAGTTCCTCCAGTACCTCCTGCGGAACTACCGCCTGGATTACCTCCTAGGGACGAACCGGCAACACCGGCATTATAACCAGTTATACCAATTAAACCAGCGCCACCACCTGGTGCGCCGTGATCTGATACACCAGTACTTGCTGTACCTCCGCCGCCGCCACCACCGCCAACAATACAATAGTAAGGTTGACCTGATCTAGTCATATTTCTAAGCGTTGTAGCACCACCGCCACCGCCACCTTCACCAGCACTGTTTTGAGAACCGTCGCCTCCGGAACCGCCTTGACCAATTTGATATGATAAAGTATCTCCTGGCGAAACATCATATATGCCCCATAAGGAAGCACCGGAACCGCCGCCGCCTGCTATAACGGCTCCAGTTGCAGACCATCTACCTCCTGTACCGCCTCCGCCTCCCCATGCTTTAATACTAACACGATATGCTCCTGCTGGAACAGTAATATTTCCTGTACTAGTAGTATAAAAAAGATTAGTATTAATGACTGATGGATGAATTAATGGCCAGTCTTTACCTCTACCATTAGACATCGAAATAGGATCTGACCAATCGCCAAACAATGTTTTTAAGTAAGGATTGCTCAAAGAAAGTGCTTGATTATTTGGATAACCAAACTCAGTGTTTATCTGACTAAAACTTAGTGGGTTAGGTGATGCAGGTAGTACCATTTATCTTACTTTTCTACTTTTGATTCTAACATTTCAACTTTTACTGTTAGTTCTTTGATAGCCTCGATTAGTAGTGGAACAATCTTCTCGTATTTTACTGTCTTGTAATTCTCGCCAGATTTTGATGTTCCGTCATCGGCAATGTCAAATGGTGCTGGAACTACTACTTCAGGAAGAACTGCTTCAACTTCTTGAGCAAGAACACCAGCATATCTGTTTTCATCTGTATAGCCGAATGATTTGGCTAGATCATTGTGTTTGTATGTGATACCCGTAATTAACTTCACTTTAGATAGAGCATCGGTAATTGTTTGGATATCACCTTTCAATCTAGCATCGGAACTAAATGCTGTGATATCACCAGTTGCAGTTATCGCACCTGACACAGCGAGTGATGTTAGTCCTGAGATAGAACCACCAGAAATGGACACTGATCCGGACGCTTGATAAGCCATTGTAGATATGGTGCCACCCGTTGTAGCGAGTGATGTTAGTCCTGAGATTGTACCACCAGTAATAGTTACTGCACCAGAACCTTGTGTGGCCATGCTACCAAGACCCAGATTAGTTCTTGCATCGGTAGCATTAGAAGCTCCAGTGCCGCCATCTAAAACTGCGAGGTCAGTAATACCTGAAATACTACCGCCTGTAATAGTTACTGCACCAGAACCTTGTGTGGCCATGCTACCAAGACCCAGATTAGTTCTTGCATCGGTAGCATTAGAAGCTCCAGTGCCGCCATCTGCAACCGCAAGGTCTGTTATACCTGTAATTGAACCACCAGTTATAGATACCGCACCGGATCCTTGTGTGGCAATCGTTCCAAGACCTAAACCACTTCTTGCAGCGGCTTGAGTAGTTCCTCCTGTACCGCCATTGGCAACGGCAATTGTAGTTGCAGTCCAGGTGCCAGCGGTAAGTGTGCCCACACCCGTAATGCCTGTGTATGAACCGCTCATACGCGCGGAAGGAACTGTACCTGATGTTAAGTTTGTAGCATCTCTTGCAACAGTATTAGCTCCATTCAATGTCGCTATTGTAAAGTTATTGGCTGCTGTACCGCCTGTATCCATTCTACTATTAGCTCTAGCCCAAACAACATTAGCGTATGAGTTAGCTCCTAAACCAACAGTAGTATTGGCGCCAGCTAATGTTGCTTTAGTAAAGTTATTAGCACCATTGCCAACTGCTGTATTAGCACCATCTATTGTAGCTATAAAACCAGTACCTGATACTGAATTTATTGATAAAGCATAAGCGTTAGCACCAGCACCAACTGCTGAGTTTGCACCAGCTATTGTTGCTGAAGCAAAAGCATTAGCTTGTTGGCCAGCTAAATCCATTCTGACATTTGCTCTACCCCATACAACATTAGCGTATGAGTTAGCTCCTAAACCAACAGCAGCATTTGCGCCAGCTATTGTAGCTAAAACAAAAGTGTTAGCACCAGCTATAGTTGCTGAAGCAAATGCGTTTGCTTGAACACCAATGTTGTTAGCATATGCATAAGATGGAGAATTATTGCCTCTATTATATAAATCTAAAATATTGCCTTCAAAGGCATTACTTTGAACGGCTAACTGGTTTGTTCTAGTGCGCCATATGTCAAAGGTATCTGTTAATGCTACGTTTGCTATTAATGCCATTTGTCTATTCTACCAACTTTTTTAATAGTGATTTAATTTCTTCTAGATCGGTTTCCAGCTTATCAATCTTAGATACTTTTTCTTCTAAAGTATTTATCTGTCTTTCGGTTCTTCTCATAGCATCGCGTCTCTTTTTGTATTTCTGAAGGGCCTCGTTATCTTTATTAACGAGGACACCTTCCGATACTTTATATATTCCTGGAATCTCAGTTTTTTTCATGATTTTAAATCTGCAATGCTATGGTTCTTAGATCAGCCACTCTTGGAACAACTGCGCTGTTTCCACCATCAATGCAACCAAGAAGACCGACTTTGATCTGGAAAGACTTGAAGGACTTGAATGGCACCAGTGCGCTGTTTAAGTATGTGAATATTCCATCAGCGTCTAATGATGTTGCTGGCAAGACAAACTTATATTCTTTGAAATCATTCTTGTTAGCGAATGAAGAATATGTGCTGTCACCACCGTAAGTCTTTTCCATCTCAACCCAATTTATTTGTGCCATAGGATCTGAATCTTCACCGTTCAATAGCTTTATCCAAACCTTCACATCTGTGGTTGGTGGGCGATAAGCAGTTAAGAACACATTCATATCTTCAGCATCTTGGAAATCTGCTAGAGTTATGATCTTTGAGATGTACTTGTTAAACAATTGCCCACCGTCTGTTCCGTTTTCACCAGTAGTATCTGAATTTACCAAGTTATCAACAATAACAGAGTGTGATCTTGAAAGATCAAATATTGGAGTTAGATAGTTTGTGTCCGTAGACATTGTAATTCTAACTCTATTAGAACGCGATGAGCCTAAATTGGCAACTTCATTAGAACGAGAGAAAATTGCCTTTTCTTCGTCAAAGGTATAGTTCTCACCAGCATCAAAATTAAAGTATGTAGTGATACCGCTTCCACTTGAATTTGCAGCTACCGCCATTTCATATACAGTTCTTGTACCAGCAAAATTGATAATTGTAGGTTCAAAATCTATAACAGAATATCTTTGATTTTCTACAGATTCAATAGTTCCATAACCTTCATCTGAAATATCAAATAGAATTTCACCATTTGAGAACAAGCTATTTGAATTGGTCAATATCATTTGAGTCTTTGTTGGAGATTCCTTATAATACTCAAGATATCCAATGCCTCTACCGATAGTGGCAATTGCGGCCGATCCTCTTGAAGTGCCATCTGTTCCATTATAAATCGTTACTGCTTCCGAAGCCGTAAATCTGATATTTGATGTTTTATAAGTTCCACTAGAAACACTGATAACTTTAGCATTAACACCAGATGTTGTTCCGACAATAAAATCACCAACAAGGGCAGAAGTTGCTCCTGATAATGTCAATCTTTCTCCTGTCACGAATGGTTCGCCAAATCCTTCCAGACTGCCAACGATATCTTTCATGTAGAACTTTTCTTTTGGCTTATTTCCAATTTCAAATGTTCCTGTTCCTGTATAGAACGCGGCTCGATACCACTTACATGTAATATCAACTTGGTCTTGTAGAACCCAAATTGTATCGTTGTTTGTTGTGAAGGTTGTGCCAGTGTAAGAACGACTATTTACTGGTTGCCCTGTGTTAATATCAGTCTGGCCGATTCTTGACATCCAGAAGTAATAGTTTGGATTAGCCGCTTCTGGATGAATAATAAACGCATATGATTTATTAGCATACAAGAATATCGGCGCTTCAAAAGTGACCTTTAGTCCATTTGTTTTTCCATCAGTTGAAATTGGAATTTCACCGTTTCTAAACCAAATAGCAGAGAATGGAACAGCATTTCTAGTAATGCCGCCACCAGCGTCAAGTTCTCTTACTTCACACCACATTCCAAGTGTAGGATGTTTTTCCGCACAATATATTTCAACAGCGGTCAAGAATACGCCTTCTTCAGTTCCAGGAACTTTAATAGGCATAACATAAGCAAGACATGCATTACTCTTATTGTGTGTTAAGAAGTCTTCAACCCAATATGTGTGGTCTGAACTATCATCAAGAGTTAGAGCATACACTTTCTTATCAGCATCATCTTTTTCTGTAACAATCTTATTAACTGGAACAAATCCACTTGTATGAAGAACTTCCTCTTCATTTGTCATTGGATCCCAATTGATGTTTGGAACATTATCACGAACAAGATGATTGTGATAATCGCCAATCTTGTAAGATGACCAACCCTTGTTTGTTAAGAATGGATGATCTTCAGTAGCAAATGGTTCATGACCGGCAAAACCGTATAACTCTCTATCACCAAGATCAGTGATGATAATATCAGTTACCATCGCACTACCAGTTCTGCTAAGAACTTTATCGCCGTTCTCAACATCACAAATTGCTTTCTTAGTACCGTCGGCCATGGTTACCATAGCATAAGGCACAAAGCAGCATATTGGTTGCTGTCTAACCGGAGGTGGCGGTGGCACAATTCGCGGCTTACGCGGCGGTATCACTATCGGCGGCTCCGGAGGAGGAGGTGGAGGCGGCGGCAACGGTGGTGGTGGCGGCAACGGTGGTGGCGGCGGAGGTGCCGGCGGCGCACCAGGCGGCAGAGGCGGCGGTGGTGGTGGCGGTGGTGGCGGTGGCGGCGGCGGAGGTGGCAACACCGGTGGCAATACTGGTGGAGGTGGAGGTGGCGGCGGCACCGGAGGTGGTGGAGCTGGCGGTGGAGGTGGCGCAGGCAATGGCGGTAAGGTATCAAAAGTATTGTAGCCATAGCTTTCAGTCAAAGGAGTAGTTCTTATATCAACTTGTCTTGTTGAAAGAATTGTTTCCTGCTTAGTTTCAACCATGCCTTGAGCAAAGAATGTCTTTGTGGCATAAGATGTTTCTTCAGATGTGTTTGTTAGACTGTCCGTAATCTTAACTACTTTTGAACCTACAGTAAATCTTAAGTTGTTTGAATTTGGCAAACTCAATCTAAACCACAACTGCCCTTCTGGATTAGCTAGAAGATCATCGCCAATAGAGAATGTTGGATTTAAAGTATCAAAAGCAAGATATTCATCATAAGTTATTGGTCTTACATAACTTGTCATATCAATGTTGTCAAAGAATACCTTATATTTTGCATATGGTTTAATACCACTGACAGATCCTATCAATACCTGAGGTCTGATATAAGGTATAATTTCGGTACTAACAAGTTTAGTTCCTGTAGAAACGGTATCTTGATCCACAAAGGTGTAAGATTCAGAACCGGTTCTATCATTCTGATACGAAGTTTCAATTGTTGCGCCAAGTGATGTTGTTCTAATATTTTGAGCCTGACTATATGCTTCATTGTAGGTAGAATATGTTCCTATTAATACTCTATTGTCGGCTGTTCCTTGATAAACTTTATATCCAGTAACACTAGTTTGCCAAGCATTCCATGTAGTTGTCACACCACCAACTTGCTGTGCATCTGCCAAACCATCAAGATTTGTATCTGAGAAAGATACTGTTTGTGGTGGTAAAGTGGTTGTATCAATCCATATGTCACTATCTGGAACAAGTGTCATATTTCCAATAAAGGCATATGATGATTTTTCTGTGTTTATTGTAGCAGTAACAGAAGAAACATTTGCATATTCAACTTCATAGTAATCAAGAGTTACTATATCGTTTATTCTTCTTACATTTTCTCCTGCTAGATAATCATAGTTAATAGACTGCATAGAGTATAGAGGGCGGATGCTGTTTTCAGCAGGATCCACAACAATGCGGTAATCTTGATTTGTTGTGTCGCCTAATGTGTGATTGCGGAAAGTATCAACAAAGATGCCGTTCTTGAATCTATCAAGACCATTTTCATCTTGAATCAACATATCAGCAGCACTCTTCTCTAACAAGCTAAGTGAGGCATAATATTCAAGACTTGCAATTCTGCTCTTCATAACACCAAGATCACGCATAGTCTGACGAACAGGAGCAATTTTTCTGCTTGTACATGCGATATCTTGTCTATCTATGATCTTAGCATAGTATGGAGAGATGGATGGAAATGGAGCAATAGTTAGTACAGCTAAAGCCAATTCATTTTCTGGTGTTTGCGGCGTAACAGGTAAAGGTCCTGGTTCTCCCTGTGTAATAGTGAAAACTTTATTTTTACTTACCGAAACAATATCTTTTCTTGCAACATAGTATGAGTAATCAAAATTGATTTCAGAAGATGGTGAAGCCAAGGCAAGAGAACTAAATGTAAAGTTAAATGTGTTTGATTTTCCTGGATTTATTGTTACGCTGGCACTTGCAGGATCTGTTGTATCGTTGGCTGTAAGTGACTTTACAGGCCTAAAATCGATATAATTTCTTAAATCATACTTCTTACCAGAAGATGGAGATTTATAGATAGGAATTTCGGCAGTGCTTATTGTTGAACTTGACGATGTAAGATCATTTACTGGATAAGAATCAACAGTGAAGAATCCTTTACCTACTGAGAAGTCAGGTATAAAATAGTCCAATTCAACAAGAAGTCTATCTGTTGTAGCAAGACTTGTTGTTGGTTTGATAGTAGCTATATCGTA